AATTATCACCACTTCGCAGAGCCTGGGAAAGAGATTATTTTACTAGTTGTTTACCATTCGCACAAAAAGGACAAGAAGTCGTTCTTCCACTTGGAGAAACCGCACCTATTAACTATGTGCCAAATGGCAATCCGGATATTATAACCGACGTAAACGGAAACCAAGTTACCGGTAATCACGGTTTAGATTCAATCGGTGGTGTATTCTCCGTTGACGATTTACCAACTCCAGGTTCTTCACTTCCCGCTAACTTAGACAACAGCGACCATTTAGAAGTAGACTTAACAAATGCAACCGCTGCAAGTATCAACGATTTACGTGTCGCCGTACGTTTACAAGAATTTTTTGAGCGTAACGCCCGCCTAGGAACTCGTTACATAGAACAAATGCTTGGTAAATTCGGGGTACGTATCTCGGACGAGCGTGCACATCGTTCTGAACTTATCGGCACCACTGGTGCTCCAGTTATGTTTAGTGAGGTATTACAAACTTCACAAACTGACACAACACCTTTAGCACAGCAAGGCGGACACGGTACATCTATTAATTCTCAATTCGCTAGTAACTATTATTGTGAGGAACACGGCTGGATTATTGGTATTATGAACGTACAACCTGCCACTGGTTATATGCAAGGCTTACACCGTAAATTCACAAAAAATGACATTTTAGACTATTACGACCCTATGTTTAGTAACTTAGGAGAACAAGCAGTCTTAAATGCAGAAGTATATGCAGACCAAAACGGAGCCTTAAAAACATTCGGTTACCAGTCCAGGTATGCAGAACACAAGTACAACCTTTCAGAAGTACACGGAACCTTTAGAACAACGGAAGCCGACTGGCATATGGATAGAATATTTACTGCACCACCACAATTAAACGATGTCTTTATAAATGCAGACCCTACACATAGAGTCTTTGCAGACACTTCCGAGGAAACCAAAAAAATGTGGTGTTATCTTCACCATCATATTATCGCGAATAGAAAAATACCATTCTATTCTACACCTACATTCAATTCACCATTAAACGGATAAAATATGTTAGGAGCACTAGCAGGAATCGGGGCGGGACTATCCGCCCTGGATTCAATCACTGGATATTCAGCCAAAAGACAAGCTGAACTTGATTGGAAACAATGGAAACGACAATTCGACTACGCAGCCGACTATAACACTCCATTAAATCAGCGCCAAAGAATGGTTGATGCAAATTTCAACCCCTCTTTAATGTTAGGCGGAAGCCTTCAAAACACCTACACACCAGGTCCACAAATGGGCAAAGCAACAGTAACAAAACCAGGAGAAGCTATCAGCAGCACTATACCACTATTAGCACAATACCAAGGAATAGCAAATGCAAAAGCACAAGAGGAAAACACTAGAGCAGACACCCAACTAAAGGAACAAGAGTGGAGACAAAACGACATCACTAACCCTATAAATTCAGACTTTCTACAATCCAGGTTGCAAGGACAACAGTATAAAAATGAGTATCAAAGGATAGTAAATGCAAATCAGCAAGATGTCTATGATTTATCCAAAGAAGGACTAGACCTTAAAAATCAGCAAACTAAGAAATTTATATCACAAATGGATACAAGATTTAGAACTGATATAGCCAAGGACTTAGCAGCAATCCGAAATATTAAGAAAGACACCCAGTTAAAAGAATCACAACGAACTGGAATAACTTCACAAAACATACTTCGAAAAGCGCAAACTTCTCTTACACAATCCCAGGACACTAACACAAGGCTAGATTCAGCTATCAAAGCCCTGGAAATGAATATGAGAAAAGAGGGAACTTCTTATTCTGATAACGCCGTTATGCGTGCAATCACAAGAGTAGCAGATAAATTTAGAACTGCCTTTAATTCTAGTAATACAGAAAGACAAGTAGAAGCAGACAAACAAATGCAACTTATTGAATACATCTTAGACCCGTCTAGAGGTGGCGAATAGCGTAGCGGTTCGCACATTAACAAAATCCAATCCCCCCCAAATCTACCAAAACTAATACTATCTATAGCTAGGTTTTTTTAATATCAAAACCTAATACATCAATCGGGGTGCTTAGGGGTGTCCCCTAAGCCGCCTAAGGCGGAATGAGGGCGATATGTTTGCGAGGTAGGCGGCTCGATGCCGCCGCACCTTGCGACTTTGCCGTCAATACAGACATAAACTAAACGTGCGCGCGGGAAGCGTGCGCGCGACTAAAAACAATGTGTATAAACGGCAAAATCATAAGCGTTCGCAAAAAGGGCGAAGAATACAGCAAACAAATCCGCACCAACTGTGGCAAATGCCACATATGTCACAATCAGCGTGCTATAAGCTGGGCTTATCGCTGTCAATCACAATACGAATACAATCCTAAAGGGTGCTATTTCGTCACTCTTACACTATCAGACGAAAACTTAACAGATGCACCCGACAAAAAAGAAATCGCTAGATTTCATAAATCACTCCGTAAACATTACGAACGTAACAACCCAGGAAACCAATTCAAATTCTTTCTAGTCTCTGAATATGGCTATCAGACAGAAAGACTACATTATCACGCAATTTATTTCAATTTGCCGTACGATAATGAAACTCCATACATTCAAATCAGTAACGAACTTGCCCGAATATGGGGCAAGGGAATAGCATATGTAAAACCTTTCGATATTTCAAAAGTAATGTACTGCTTAAAGTATCTCCATAAAGACAAAGAACTCGGAAATATTCAAGTATTTTCTAAAAATCTAGGAGTTATTTCTGACGAAATGAAAGAGTATATTAATCAATCATCAAACTTTGAAAACTTTAAAGTTCGTCTAGGAGATAAAAATGTCAACCTACCCAGGTATTTCAGGAAAAAGTATATGCACGACGATAATAAAGAGCGTTTCAGCGACTATTTTTCACAAAAAGATATTGAAGAAAGAAAAAAGTTAAACTTCTCTCTAAAGCTTCATAATTTCGAATTACAAGCAAAAAGATTTGGTAAACCAAAATAAAATTATATATTAGCACCATAAACCTGGAAAGACCAGGTATATTTAATTAAATTTTTACAAAATGAGACGAAATTTTAACAAAAGGGTTAAAAAGATTGCCCGCCAGGTAATCACCCAAGGTGCAAAGCCAATTCTTATTCCAAGGGGGGGAATCAGACGATGAAAACTCCCCCCTTTAAAAAATACCGTTCACACGGTCAACCACTCCCCGAACCAACGCCAATTGATTATGGCGAAAGTAAAACAATCCCTGACCAGGCATTATCAGTAAGGGATATACTTCACCGATACACAACGGGACAATCTTTAAGTGTTAACAATAACACACCCGTATACCTGGAAAATGTACCACTTTACGATACCAGGAGAAAATCAAACATCGACATTGCTCGTGATAGGTATAACCTAGAACAAGAGATTCTATCAACTACAAAAGAATACAATGACACAGTCGATAAACTCACAATTCACCGTAAAACCAAGCAAGCCGAAAAAGCAGCCGAAGAAGCTGCCAAGGCTGCAACTGGAACTTCCGTTTCAGGAACAACCAATTAACCAGGACTATATAAACCAGTTCCTGGTTAAAGAGTATGAAATAGTTTCATACCTAACAAAAGATAACCTGGACTTCCTTTAGTCCAGGTTTGGCACACATACTTACTTGTATTTATGTGCCAATTGACGACAAGATATATATATTTTCGTCAATTAAAAATGTAAAACCTTAAAAATTAATAAGTTATGCAAAAATTCAATCCTAAAAAAAGGGCAAATTTCTTCGACAAAATCTTAATGAAAGTACCAACTACAAATACTTTCGATTTGTCATACGATAACAAACTCACTTTTAACATGGGAGAACTAGTCCCAGTAATGTGTCAGGAAGTAATACCAGGTGATTCATTCAAAATTACAGCAGAACACCTTTTAAAAATGGCTCCATTAGCTACACCAGTATTTCAAAAATGCCGTGTACATATGGACTATTTCTTTGTACCTAACCGTCTATTATGGGAAAACTTCGAGAAATTCCAGGCTTACGACACTTTAAATGAGATACCAAAACATCCTTATATTTCAGTAAAAGACTTAAATAGCGGACAAGTAGAAGTATGCTCTATAGCTGATTATTTAGGTATACCTACTGGTGATTATTCAGCCTATGACACTAGTCACCCGATGAACACTATAAATGCTCTACCATTAGCAGCATATTATAAAATCTATGATGACTATTACCGAGACCAAAATTTAGTAGATGAAAAATTCAAATTACTTTCAGATGGAGACAATAGCGGAAATCCAATGTTTGGAGATTACAATCCTTTAAAATTATCACCACTTCGCAGAGCCTGGGAAAGAGATTATTTCACTAGTTGTTTACCATTCGCACAAAAAGGACAAGAAGTCGTTCTTCCACTTGGAGAAACCGCACCTATTAACTATGTGCCAAATGGCAATCCGGATATTATAACCGACGTAAACGGAAACCAAGTT